TCTTCCGATCTGTTCAACGCAAGTAGCATCAAGACAGAAGCAGGGACAATCATTCGGTCAGTCAAATCGCGGTACTGGACGAACGATTGGGATTCAATGTACGACTTCATAGAGGAGCATGGTGCATTTGGCCTGTTAGAGAAGAGACTTCATCAAACAAACATGAAGGAGTTTTTATCTGAGAATCCCACAGTTCTACCACTTGGCCTCAATGTGGAGAATGCTTATACCGTGGTTGTTAGACGTTCTAAGGAAAAATGAAATGAGTGATCTCACTATTCTCAACCAAGACCTCCCCGACTTCCTGCAAACAGCAGGTGTTAGTGAGCTTACAAAACAACTCGCTGGCAAGTCTGGCGTTAAACGCATCGTACCTAAAAACGGAATCTTCCGTAAGACAGTCGGCGGTGAAGAGATGGGCAAGGTCAAGGGTAACTTGAACGCCATCATTGTTAACGCATCCCCTGCCGTTGGTCGTATCTTCTATGCAAAAGCATGGAGCCCCGATGCCGAGCCGACTGCGCCCGACTGCTTCTCTAATGATGGTCGTACACCTGATGAGGGTTCATCTAACAAACAAGCTGAGCGTTGCGATAACTGCACCCAAAACACCAAGGGTTCAGGTATGGGCAACTCAAAAGCTTGCCGCTACTCACGTCGCATTGCGCTCGTGTTGGAAGAAGACTTTGGTACTTCACTCGAGGGCGAAGTCTATCAAATGAATTTGGCATCCAAGTCTTTGTTCGGTGACGGACATGGTGAAAATGCACACACATTTGAAAACTACTCTAAGTACTTAGCCAACAACGGCAAGAGCTTGGACTATGTTCTTACGCAGATTAGCTTCAATGAAGAGAACGACAACCAGTCGGTGTTGTTCACACCAACACGCTTTATTAAGCAACCTGAGTATGCTGTGACTAGCGAAGTAGCTAAGAAGCCTGACGTGCTGAAGATGGTAGTTATGACACCATACCAAGCTGACATGGCGGGCAAGCAAGCTAAGTTAGAAGCACCGAAAGCCGCCGCGCCTAAAGTTGAGTCTCCTATTGAGGAACCCACTAAGCGCGAAAAGAAAGCTGACCCTAAGCCCACAGTTAAGAAAGACCTTGACTCTGTGGTGAAGGCTTGGAGTGACGAGGATTAATATGCCCTATGGTTACAGCCAAAGCTTGGTGTACGCAAATAGAAAAGCAAGCATCAAGTCTTTGGGTGTGGCCTTGGGTCGTGTTTGTATCCGCGCAAACATCAGCGTTAGCGAAGTTGCAGGAGCCTTCGGGGTAACTCGGATGACTATCTACAATTGGTTCAAGGGGGATTCTGTCCCCTACCATAGCTACGATGAAGCCATTAGCGATTACATAAACCATACCCAAGCCACCATCCAAATAAAGTAAAACATGTCATCTTTCGATCTGCTAAATACGGTACTGCCACCGGAAGGGCGCTACTGTGTGATGGGGATTGGTAAGTATCCTGACCAAAATTTTGTAGATACTAAGGAAGAGGTTGAAGAGCTAGCGCAGCAGTTTGTTAAACGCAAGATTGACGTATTCTTTGGATGCGCCAAGTACGGCTCGTTGAACAACCGCACTCATGAAAATGCTAAATACTTCCGTGCTCTGTGGATGGACATTGACTGTGGCCCAACCAAAGGTGTACCCGACAAAAAAGGCATTATCAAGGGCTATCTCGATCAGCAGACCGGACTCGATGAGTTCAAGAAGTTCTGCATTACGGTCGGCTTACCAAGGCCAATACTAGTAAGTTCTGGTTACGGCATACATGCGTACTGGCTACTAGAAGAAACAGTGTCTCGCCGAGAGTGGGAGCCACTAGCCAATCGGCTTCGTGAGTTGTGCGTTGAGCAAGGGTTGATTGTGGACTCCTCAGTCTTTGAGGCTTCACGTATCCTGCGCATCCCCGGCACATTCAACTTCAAGCAGGAAGAGCCCAAAGAGGTAACAGTCCTAAATGAACTGACGCCTCGCATGACATACCAAGAAGTTAAAGACTTGCTTGGTGCGCCTGAACCAAAAGACGATGTACCTGATTTCATTCCGCGCTCAATGAGCCCGATGATGGAAGCACTAATGGGCAACAAGGTCAAGCGGTTTAAGACGATCATGATGAAGGGTGAAGGTGGGTGCGCCCAACTTAATCACTGCTTTGAAAATCAAAACGACATTGAAGAACCACTGTGGCGCTCCGCTCTTTCGATTGCAGCTTTCTGCGTAGATGGAGACAAGGCCGCACATAAACTGTCGAATCAGCATGAGGGTTACGATGCCGTAGAAGTTGACAATAAAGTTAACAACCTACGTAGCAAAGGTGGCCCACATCACTGCGCGACATTTGCAAAACTCAATCCGCAAGGTTGTGAGGGTTGCATCCATAGAGGCAAAATTAAATCGCCCATCATGCTCGGTGTTGAGATTGAACAAGCCGACGCAGAAGATAACGAATATGCCGTTGAAGATAAAGACGGTGAGGTTGAGATACAGCATATACCAGAGTACCCATTTCCGTTCTTTCGTGGGAAGAAGGGTGGTGTCTACATTCGCCCTGAGAGCGAAGATGACGAAGCCGAGCCCAAACTTGTGTACGAGCATGACTTGTACGTGGTCAAGCGTATGCGTGACCCTGAGCTTGGCGAGATAGCTTTGTTTCGTTTGCACTTACCGCACGATGGTGTCAGAGAGTTCAGCATCCCTACGATGGGTATCTCTTCACCTGATGAGTTGCGCAAACAGTTGGCACACAACGGAGTTGTAGCTCATAAAGCACAGTACGAATTGCTTGCAAGGTATGTTGTTTTCTTTATAAAAAATTTGCAATACATTAAAAAGGCAGAGACCATGAGAACTCAGTTTGGTTGGGTAGAGGGGAACAGTAAGTTCATTCTCGGCGATCGAGAGATTACAAAAGACGGAGTGTTTTACAGTCCGCCGTCAAGCGTTACAAAAGATATTGCCGGAAAGTTAGTTACCAAAGGCACTATGGAGAAGTGGAAAGAGGCGTTCAATATGTACGCTAGGCCGGGGCTTGAGCCCCATGCGTTTGCCGCACTCACAGCGTTCGGCTCACCACTGTTGAAATTTACAGGTCTTGAAGGCGCGATCATTAACGTGATTCACCCTGAGTCCGGTTCAGGTAAGTCGACAGCCTTGTTTATGTGCAACAGTGTGTATGGTGAGCCCAAGGGCTTGACCTCCATGTACAAGGATACGTTCAACGCAAAGATGCACCAGCTTGGCGTGATGAACAATCTGCCCAATACGATCGACGAGATTACCAACCTGAGTGGTATGGAGTTCTCTGACTTGGCGTACAGCATCAGCCAAGGCCGAGGCAAAAACAAAATGAATGGGCAGACCAATACGTTGCGTGTTAACAACACTAGCTGGCAAGGTATGACTTTATGTTCGGCAAATGCCAGCTTCTATGAAAAGCTAGGTGTGGCAAAGAATACGCCTGATGGCGAGTCCATGCGCTTGCTTGAGTACAAGATCGAGCCCAACGGCATCATTGAGGTGCAAGAGGGTAAGCAGATGTTTGACCATCAGCTTCGGGAGAACTTTGGTCATGCCGGTGAAATTTACATCCAGTGGTTAGTTAACAACTTAGAAGAAGCAATAGCTTTGGTGCGTAAGATTCAGGCTCGGCTTGATAGGGAAGTTCAGTTCAATCAGAAAGAGCGTTTCTGGTCAGGCGTGTCGGCTTGCAACATAGCTGGTGGTTTGATTGCATCTCAGTTAGAACTGCACAACTACGATATGAAGGCGGTGTACGACTGGCTTAAGGGCATGCTCGGCGAGATGCGGTTTGAAATCCAAGCACCAAACTCAACACCCGTGACAATCCTTGGTGAGTTTGTTAACGCTCACATTATTAATGCTTTGGTTGTAAACGGTGAAGTCGATGCACGTAGTAACCTGCAGTCTATGCCTATGCTCGAGCCCCGTGGAGAGCTGCTCATACGCTACGAGCCAGATACTAAAGAACTTTTTATCGCGGCCAAGCAATTTAAAGATTTTTGCGTCAAACAACAAATCAACTACAAGACCACCTTGAAAGAATTGGGTAACGCCAAGATTTACATAGAGGGTGTGAACAAGCGAATGTCCAAGGGCATGAAGGTTGTATCCCCCGCAGTACGGGTGCTGAAGTTTGACGCATCAGCCGCCGAGTTCTTACAGATGGATGCCTTTGTAGCTAAAGATGAAAATCGAGACGGTGACGTATCAGATTGACTGGTCTAAATTCCGGCGCGGCTATTCTTTCTTTGTACCCTGCATTGACGAGAAAGCCGCCCGGGAAACAATTGCGGCAATAAGTAAACGGCTAAAGATGACTACTGTTACGAAAGTAGTTATAGAAGAAGGCATCAAGGGTTTGCGCGTGTGGCGAGTTTAGGTTACACTGGTTTCGTTAGCCACTGCAGTTGCTGACATTTGTTTCCTTGAGTTTCCTCTCCTCTTATCCCCGGCTAATCACCGGGGATTTTTTTATTTGCTAGCCATACCAGTCAGCTCGATCTTGCGCCGTTCTTCCATTTCTTTTTCCCTACGCTCAAGCTTCTTCTCAAGATTAGAAATAGCTTCGTCGCCAATACCGTAAAACTTCTTAGTAGTAGTAACACCCGCCGGTGATTTCTGACGTTGCTCTTCTTTAGTCTTCAGAGATTTCTTAATATCTGCAATCTTCAATGCGTAATCAGGATAGTGTTTATTAAACTCTTCAACATCTTTTTCCATAATTTTGTCAAACTTAGTATCACCCTCATCCGTTTCTTTACGATGCTGAATGTCTAGCATACGCAATATCTTATTGCGCTCGTTCAAAATGTCTTGTTCTTTAGATAACATCTTAAAGCTGGCTTCTTTAACACTAGCAGTAAGCGCAGGGGCAAAACCAATTACCTGCCCAACTTTTTCCGATGTCTTAACGTTTTCAGGCGCAACTAATTCAACACCTGTTGCCGACTTGATACCTTCAATGTCATACTTTTGCGCAAGTAAAATGTCTCTGACTGGTTTGGGAAACAACTTCTCGTTACCTTTTTCAAAGTCACCAAGCATGTATTGCTCAGTAGCGTCTAACCAACTACTGGCTACGCTCAGAGTAGGGCCACCAAAATACGCAGCTACAAAAGCCGCCGCAGCTTCTTTAACATTTTTAGTAGACTTGCCGTCTTTTGCCCAAATGTCATTGAGGCCGATCCTTGAGGATACGCTCCAACCTGTAATAGCATTGATAGGGCCATCCATAATCCATTCGTCAAGAGGCACGCCGCCGACTGAGTATTCACCAAACTTCTGAGGCATGTAAACTTCTCTAAGCCACATCTCTGGATCCATATCCTTGAGTTCTTCAGGCAGGTCGTCTTCATCTGCTTTGTCTTTGAGGCCAGCCACAATAGCGTGAATCAGTATAGAGTAAGCAGGTATACCCGCTAAACCTGCCACAGACCCAGCAGTCATGTAAATGCCAATGAATTTAGCCAACGCTTCTTTTTTACCTTCTTTGTTTAAGAAAGGAAGCATCTTTATAAAATTGCCAGCTATTTGCTGGATCATCACTACCGGGTACATCTTCATTGCAAACGCAACACGACCCAGACCCCGTTGCATCCAGCGTGGTTTATTTGTAGTCTCGTAGTCGCCTAGCGCCTCACGGGTATCACTAGCGGCTTGGTTAATTGCATCTGCCTCAGACAACCCACGTTGCCGACCCAAACGATACGAGGCTAGGTACACCACCTCACGAGTCAAGCGCTCCATGTTGTGCATCAATGCACCGGTAATAAGATATGCCGCTTCTTTGCCCCTACCCCTGATACTTTCCAAATCAGATACAGGGGTCTGAGAGTAATCGTATACCTGTGCAACATAGGTAGACTGCGCCACATTCATGCGTGTCATAGCCTGAATTGCTCGCTTCTCATCTGCAGGTAAGTTCTTAGCGTTGGCAATACTAGGGGCAACGTAGCGGTGAGTGCCGTCTACATTTTCTTTTAAGACACCATATTGGTTTAAGAACGTCACCATTTTGCCAAGTTCTCTGGCTGCTTTAATAGGCGCAAACCCATGGTTAGCTGCCAAGATTGGTAACGCAGAAATATATATGGACATTGGTTGAATCAACGCGGTCGACGCACTGGTCAGTGTCATCAAATAAGTAACTTTATTAGCTACCCCTGCAATTGCATCCCAAGTAT